ATAGGCAGAATGTTTGAGGATGAGAATCGCGTGTTATACGCACTAGCCATTGGAATTCTAAACTGGCTCACGCTACATATCCCCCACTGAATATGTTCGACTTCTGTCCGCGTATCAGATACTGTAACTCACTGTACGCAAGCATGGGACGAATGTTCGCCCGTTTGATGGCAGCATAGGATTCATTGGCAATCTTGGCCACGCTTGCCGAAACCTCTGCCTCATATTCAGGTGCAATTTCAATCGCCAGATTATAAGCCAATGCTCGGTCATACCCAGGGGGAAGCACTATCGTAGCATCAGCAGTCGCTAACTCTGACAAGCTCGACCATGTGATGATATGCAAATCGTATGCAGCATTAGGCACAGGCCACAATCGTAGTGTACCTGTGGGCATGGAAGGCTCGTAGTAGGCATATATCGGAATATCGGTTTGTGATGTCTTGTCTGGAATTGCGTACCACTTCTCGTAGTCGATCAACTCCACCAGATAGTCGATATTTGCGTTGCGGACAAATACCTGTTCTATTTTTGGTGGGTCGAGGCGTCAGATCAAAGTTTCCCGATGGCCCGACGGTATAGGAGGCGTCATTTGCTGTCAGTGGGAAGGATGTGTCGACATAAGCATAAACATTCAGCTTGTCGAGTTGCCACGAAGCGATCATGGCATTCAAGGCNGTCAGNCCNTCAGCAGTCTCAGANGCAGNNGGACTTNNTCCAGACGNAATNGCNGAAATNANCCGNAANGCNCNNTCTATGATNGTCTGGGCAGTAGTTGCCAATTAAGTCCCCTCGATACCGAAGATTGAAGACCGTTTAGGGCGTCCAGGGGAGCGTTTGACTTCCGACTGTAAAGGTATTGTATCAACTTCAACAGGATTTGCAATAGGTTTCTTTTGTTTCGCATCGAGCAGTTTTTGACGAATCGGTTCTCCATCTACCCATCCATCCTTGGTTGCTTGTTCAACTTCACTATCGGCAAAGTTATGGAACCCGCCATCTTCTTTGAACATTAGTTTAGGCATTTTAATTCCCTCATCAAATAGGGGACGCAAAGTGATTCTACGTCCCCTTTTGTTACATCAACAACCTGCTTAAACCGAGGTAGTCAGGCCAAGGTTATTCAATGCAAGACGTAAAGCTGTAATTGCAGTGATCGCTGTCGCAAGGTCTGTAGGTACAGCGGCTCCTACTTGCTTCACAACAGGTGTTGCCCCGAAGAAACCGATCTTCTCGGTAGCTGATTGACCAACCTGTGCGCCAGATGGCGAGTTATAAGTTACTTGTTCGTAGTCTTGTGCAGCCATGATAAATCTCCTTAAATGATAGACGGGGCGGCTGTTACACCGCCCCTAGTGATTAAGCAGCAGCAGAACCAATCATGCGGGAAGCCCATGCNGGACGCAGAGCAGCCATTCCATACAGAATGTCCAGACGCATCAGGAGTTCATCATTGCGGATGTCTGAAGCCATCCAGACACGCAGTGATAGTCCATCCTTGACCCGACGCGTACACTTGTGAGCATCGTCCATCAACGGCAGGTCAGCCGTAACAAACTGGAACGCTTCCTTGTGGTACATCAGGCTCTGTGAATAGCTGGTCGAAGCAGCACCGACCCACGTTACCGTCTTACTATTGAAATCCGTAACCGCCAAAGTACCACCAGTCGCAGAGACGACATTTTTGCGAGCGCCGGTTAAAACGGTAGCAGGAGATACGGTCAAAACACCCGCATTGTTNGCCACCACCACAAACTGCTGGAGATGAGAATAAGCAGCCTTGGTTTCCGGGTGACAAGCATAGACACCGGCGATGGTGAATACTGCACCAATCGCTTGGCTAGTGATGGTATCAGCCATATCAACCGTAGTACCACCATCTGTAACCTGGGCAGCAGCATCGGTAGTGCCGGTAACATCGTCACCATTAGTCAGTGTCCAGACACGCTCATTTTCAAAGTAATCAGCCATTGCTGTGCGTGCTATCAAACCCTCACGATACTGCTCGGCAACAGCGTTCGATGGATTGAAATACGCAGCAACACCATTGACCAGACCACCCATCGTAACCGAGTCCATCTGGATATAGCGTTTATCCTTCGGAGCCAGCCCCTGATTCAGTTTGGCACGCGCCGCACCAGGGACAACCAGTGAATTGATCGCACCACCAGCCGTACCCGCCACGTTGTAGGTGGCCTTGGTGGCAAAGGCAAGGAAGTCAGCTTCGATACCCGATACGAGGACAGAAACTGCCGGTTCAATGTACCGCTTGCTGAACGCGGCAACGTCAGATGGACTATCTGTGTCAAGGGTGAGTTCAGCTGAGTTGAAACGCATATCCACACCATCTTGAGTTGCGACAGTGATCGTCTGCGTTGCTTCATCCTGATCCTGAACATCCATGACGCGGGAGCCTTGACGGCGTAAGTATTCGTTCGGTTTACGAACGCGGAGGGTAGAACCAATCTTCGCGCCAGTTTTGCCAAAACTGTCATCGTATTGCAGATCGGAAGTACCAATGAATACAGCTTTCTCATGGGCAATGGATTGCGCCTCACGAGCCACCATATCTATGAATTTTAAGGTATTAGCCACGGCTTGTTTCCTTTCAAAAAGTTATACGGATTTTCGCCACTTTTCATACTCAGCGTCGGACATTTTGCCGGGGTCTTTAGTGACCGAGGCTTTTGTACCCAACGATTTAATGGGTGGTGGCATACTGGTTGGTGTTTTTGTCGGCTTTATTGCAAGCCGTTCCTCGATTCTACCGAGTGTACGAATAATCCCTATGGGATTCATACCGACGATCTGTTTGGCTTCATCAGGGTTATTGGCAAGGTAATATGCCAACTTTGGCCCGATGTCGCTTTCCATGATGGCCTGTTGCATCACGAGGGTCATTGGTACGTCACTAGACGCCAAAACTTCCTCAAAATCCGGCATTTCTACCGTAGCTGCTGCTACCTTTTTTGTCCAACTATCAACGGTCTTTTGACGCTCCGCTTCTTCGTATGCCGCTCGCTGACGCATTTCACGCTCAGTTAGCGTTGTTTCAATCTGTTTCTTGGCGATGTATTCCGCCTTTGCAGCTACATACTCATCGAAATTATCGAAATTGTCAATAGATGGTTCATCATTTCCTGACGGACGCTGTTGCTGGACAGGAACTTGACGCATTTCCATTGCCGCCACACGTTCCTCAAGCATTTTTGCCCGCGCCTCGGCCTCATACTTCTGGCGAACAGCCCGGTCAATGCGCTTTTGAACTCCTTTGGGGATAGGTTCTTCTGCTGGCTTTTCTACAGGTGGCGTTTCTTCGCTTACTACCTCTGGTGTAGTCCCAATAGGTTCTGGACGAGGATCAGTAATTGGGTTGGTTGGGTTGCTTACCGCTTGTCCTTCATCAACAACGGCTTCGGTTACGATGTCCATCATTTACTCCTTTGAATATCCGTCAATAGGCTTGACGTTTGCCACGCTACATTTCAAATAACAGCATTGCAACTTGAAATTCTTCTGATTCTTGTTCACGCCGTTCATATTCAAGCCGGATCAACTGCGAATACACTTCTTTCCATTCAGACTTTTGTTGTTCAAGGAATTCACGCAAGGCTTTTTCAGCTTGTGCTGTTTCCAAATCCGCGTTTTGCGCTGTCCGTTTCACAACAATTTTCCCAACTGTTTCAATTACCGCATTAACGACCTGCGGCTCAAGGTCTGTTACAAGTTCCTTGACATATTGCTGTGTTTGGCTATGTATCCATGTCCAGTATTGGCGGCGGTGGTGTCAGACTTTGGCATAGTCAGTGTCAATGCTTGTGTGCCGACAGTGCCACAGGGGTCAGAAAGCACTATGGTCGCAAGCACTGCTGCGTAAGCTGCGGAGCAAATTTCAATATATCCCGCACCCGCTCCGCCATCAATGGCATTGAGAACTTGCGTCATGCGGCTGTCTTTAACTGTGTTGTTGTAGGTGACGGTCATGGTTATGCTCCAACCGGCGCTTCAACAGATTCCATTGTGTAACTGCCATCAGGTTGTCGTACTGCGCGTCCCTGCTTTGTCACTGGCCTTGACAATGCCGCAGTCTGTTCTTGCATGGCTTGGGCGATCATTGAGATGGATTGCATAGTCTGCTCGTTCGACTGTTGGATCAGCGCGGCAATCTGGGCTGTCGAGTCTGCTGATTCAGCACGTTCAACACCATCCTCTGCGTAAGCCGCATCAGCGGCAGTCTTTGCTGATTGAGCCTGTTCGTGCGCCATAAGGAGTTCTTTAACCCTTATCTCATGTGTCTTGAGAAGGTTCTGTACTTCATCTACCCCATTCTCTAAGGTTACCTTTAACCTGTCTGTATCTGCTTCAAACTGGCTAATCTCGGCTTCTTTTGCTTTGATCTGGACTTCTGCCGCNTTNATGTCATGGCCNTGCTTCAATTTCTCCATTTCACCNATCAACTGTTGTATNTGNGCGGATGCCTGNTGGAGCATCTGATCCTTCTGTTGCATCGCCATATCAAACTGTTGCATCGCCTGCTGCATTTCAGGTGGCATCTGATTCTGCTTTTCTTGCTGTTCCGCCTGAAGTATTGGAGGCGGTAATATCATATGCAGCCGTTTGGCGATTTCCTCTGCCCCTGGCCAATCCATGTTCTTCACCATCAAGTCACCAATCACATTCATCAATTCAGGACGCGCCTGAACCATAGTGGTCATGCTCTCAGCGGCTTCCGCCCTCAGCGTGTTATAACTTGGGCCAGAAGTAATAGTGACATCATATACACCAACATCAAAGTTATACACCATCTTCAAACCAATCTTCTGACTTGCTGTAGGTTGATTAGGATCAACGGATGCTTCACTTACCGCACCGTCATATCCCATGATTCGTACAATACGCTCCGAATCGTAGACCTTTGGAATCAAATCAACTAATATCCTGCCGCAATACCGAATAGCCCTGTTCAGGTTGTCATGATAGTGGAATGTGCCTGTGTCTCCCTCTCTCTGACGCGCCATGATCGCTTTGCCGCTACGTTCATTACTTGGTGCGCCAATACTCGAAGCATACATACCAATAGCTCCCTGGATGTCATGTTCGCTAATCTGCATGTCAGCCTGAAAACCAGAAGGTGTATCGGAGGGGCTAATCCGCTGTGGCGGAGGGACATTTACACCATTAAGTGTTATGGGATCATATCGAAGAACTTGGTGTGGCATAGAGTTCGCCGTTGACCACTCATCCTCATAATTCTCAATCTGTCCCGCAGCAGCAATCCACGGTGCTTTGGGGGTTAGCGCAACCCGTTCGGCAAATGCTGTTCTGGAATAGTTATAAAGCCGTTGNGCATCTTTTGCGCTGCGGATAATCCCGCTATGGGTAACTTTACCCTCAATATCAATCTCATTACCCCACACCACACAGATTGGAATGTATTTTCCTTTCCACTCCTGTGGCTCCTCAAGATACTCCTTACCGGAGATAATGGAATGCCAAACTGTTCGTACTGGGATATTACGGCTCTCTTTGACGAGTGATGCAATCTCAATACCCCTACTATCATATCCATCGTATTGCGCCTTGTTGATGACAGAGCCATCCATCATCAGGTACATCGTCTTATCTTCTTCACGGACTTCCCAATATCGGGCTATGCGTACCTGATCGCCAAACCACCCATCATAGACGCTATTTGTCTCGAAATCCGCAGGTATCTTATTCGGATATTTCTCGTTAAATACGTCCTTTGACATGTAGCTAACTTCAAATGCAAACTTCATGTCCGACCCATCAGCCTCTTCGCTATTAGGGTCAATAATGATGGATAACGGGTTTCTTACCCGTTTTATCTTCAATTCCTGATCGAACGTTTCTTCACCAGAGTAATCAGTGGTGACAGTGAAATATCCAAATCCACACGTAGCAGCACTATCAAGGGCGGTATCATAGGCAACATCTGCATTACTTGCCGATTCGATATGCTTGATTACCCCTGCGAGTATTTCGCTGGTGGCTATATCCGCTTTGGAATCGACTGGATGAACCTTAATAGCCGGTCGATTCTGTCGACCATCATTAACAATCTGCCTGACATACTGATTGAGTTTATCAACCGTCAATACAGGACGTTTATCCCTTGATCGCTGAGCGACAATATCATCAGGCCATTGTTCACCAGAACGGAACTTGATGTCATCCAGCGCCGCATCCCTATCATCGCGCCAGTATTCATCGGCGAGCTTGAACCGTTCCCGGCACTTCTTCAACACATCTTCGGTAGATGTATCCTTATCTTCATACTCATCAATCACTGGATTAGCCATAAGAGTCCCATTTCAAAGTGATTCACAGCATCCATGCGCAATCATTCCGGGTGTAACGATTGGCTGTCACCATATTACCTTTCCGCAACCTGGAACGAGTAACCCCATTACGAAAAGATACAGGATAAGCGAAGGTTAATGCAAGTGCATCGCCATCATCAGGACTGCCAATACCACGCTTTTTCATTTCAGCTTTAGTCTCCAGCCTGATCTGACCCTTCAAAGCAATCTCATATTCCGGCCCAGTCAGGTCACTAATCAGTTGGTCATCGTTATCAATACATCCCGTACGCAACCATTCCCTCATTGTATCCCACATCTCAACCCGCTTGTTAGTATGCTTTTCTGGATTACTCGACCTCTCACCACTCTGCACCTCAATCACCCGATACCCCAACTGCTTCAACCTATCCACTACACCCCCACCTACACCACCACCATCCACGAACACCTTGTCCGGGTTCTCCTTATCGATCAACATTGCTACGTGGTTCGCCAGACTCATTGTATCCATCCCCTTGAATCGTATTGGCGCATAAGTACGGGCATCCCTTCCCTTGCGAAACCGAATCACACTCTCATCATCACCAAAACGCGCCACATCCACCCCCATAATCAAGGGAATCTCATCATCCTCCTTGACCATCTCCCTTGCTGCGGCATCCGCAACCACTTCTGCGGAAATGAACTGGTTACTACCCGTGCGGGGAAACAGTCCCCTGACTTCTACACGGGTTACATCATGATCTTCACCATACTTATCCGCTATCCGCTGATAAACCCCACTATCGACATTCTCAACCGTCCTGCTGTCAATAGACTTTGTTTCCCAATAATCACTATCCTTATTGAAACAATCATAAAACCGCCCTGTGTTCCGCCGGGGATTACTGATAGTGATCCACAATCGCAAGGGAGTCAAATCAGTAAAAAACCCTTCTGACACGTTCCATATCGCATCACCAATCCCGCTAGCCTCGTCCATTGACAGCATCATGCCAATCTGACTATGCGCACCAGCAAACGCATCCGGGTTCTCGGCACTCCAGCTCTGCCCGTCAACATAATAATACTGGGTGTCAATCTTCAACTGACTCTCGATCAACCCCCCGAACCACTTCTCGGGGCGCAGTGATGTAGTTGACTTGTCGAACCAGTGTCGATTGATAGCCATCGTATGCCACTTCCCCAACTCCGCCATCGTCCGTGACCGCAACTGAGTCTCGGTATTAGCCGTGACAATCCCCGTTGCGCCGATCCAGCAACTAATCATCCAATAGTTGAGCATCGCCAAGTATGCACTCTTACCCACTCCCCGCCCCGATGAAATGGCCAAATAAAGAGGCGAAGGGGGCAATCCTATCCTTGCCTTCTCAATGTCCAGCATCAAGTGGTCGCTTACTCTCTTGAACTCATCCATTTGCCATACCCGTGGTGCTGCTAACTTCTCCAACGGCGTATTCTTCTGCCCCCACGGGAATGCAAACATGGAAAACCCCAACGGGTCATACTTATAAGAAAGCAACTGAACGATCAAGTCGCTCTCGTTCCCGACTGGGCCACTCTTAGCCACGAGTATAGTCACCCTCAAGTATGGCGCGGGAATTCGCTACCCTCTCTGCTCGTTCTATTGCAGATACCATGTCCACATGGATTGTCAAATTGTCCACTTGGGGTTTGTCACCATATTTCTTTCGATTGCGGGATTGCATCAACCATTTTCGGGTATTCACACGCAACGTGGATCGCTGAACATCCTCCAGACCATCACCATCGCTGATCTCTTTTAACTCATCTGCTGTGACATCTGTACCAATTATTTCAGCTTCATCCATTGCGGCAGATCGTTCCGGGTCTGACCTAATCCACCTCATGAATTGACCATATGTCACATTACGAGGGTCACTTTCAACCAAGGACTTAATCGATTTCCCTTCCATGACATTCTCCAATGCCCGTTCAAACAATGATTCAAATGTGATGCGTTGAACCTCCCTATGATCTTTAGTCATGGGGTAACGGGTATTCAAAATGTCATCCTCTGTGGGTCGTAGCCACTCTGGTATCGATTCCATAAAGGCATATTAGCACAATTTATTTTTTTTTTTNNATATTGGGGGTAGGAGGTGCGGATACATATACATTTTT